GAGACCAGATAACCTATGGGCAATGGGGCCACTAGATAACCTAGTAGGTATGCAGTACAGGATAGATCACTTAGAGAATCTTAAAGCGGACGCTATGGATTTGATTGTTCACCCTCCATTGAAAGTTATAGGAGAGGTTGAAGAGTTTGTCTGGGGGCCGGGTGTAGAGATACAGATAGATGAATCAGGTGATGTAGTAGAGCTAGGTAAGAATCTTAATGGAGTGATAAGTGCTTCCAATGAGATCTCTGCACTAGAAGCTAAGATGGAACTCTATGCAGGTGCACCAAGAGAAGCTATGGGAGTACGTACACCGGGAGAGAAGACAGCCTTTGAGATACAAAGCTTAGAGAATGCTTCTGGTAGAATCTTTCAAGAGAAGATCACTACGTTTGAAATAGAACTAGTTGAACCTAACCTGAATGATATGTTAGAGCATGGACGTAGACACTTAGATGGTGCAGACATTATCCGAACTATGGATGATGACCTAGCTGTTACTGAGTTCCTACAGATAACTCGTGAAGATATAACAGGCTCAGGTATACTACGACCAATAGGAGCAAGACACTTTGCTGCACAAGCACAGTTGTTACAGAACCTTACAGGCATTATGAATAGCGGATTGAAAGACTTAGTGGCTCCACATACCTCTGGTATAGCAGCTACACGTTTGATTGAAGACATCATGGGTCTTACTAGGTTCCAATTGTTTAAACCTAACATAGCTGTCATGGAAGCATTGGATACTCAACGAGTACAGATGAACGCTCAACAGACGTTACAGGAAGAAGAGCAGGCTGGTCTGGATGGAGAAGTCTAATGAAGACAGCATGGAACAAGGGATGTAAGAACGAAGGAGAGAAGGCAGACCGCCTCTCTCTATTCAATCAATCCGCTCAGTTAAGAAAGGTAATGGTCACTCTGCTTCACGCTAAGATAGATGACGCAGACAAGGCAGGACGCTCTAAGGAGGGATATGACTGTCCTAACTGGGCGTACAAACAAGCCGATACTCAAGGATACAAAAGAGCTATGTCAGAAATACTTTCACTTATTTCATAGTATTTACTGCAATAGTCCTGTAAAAGGAGTATACTACATATAGTAAGTAAGTAACTACTAGATATAGAGACTTCGTCTCATATAATTAAATAACATATTATATAATATATTTATATTAGATTAGTATTATAAGTATATTTAAAGGAGAAAATATGTCTGACCAAGATATATTTAATAAAGAAAAGAATGTGGTAGTACCAGAAGCTAACCAAGCACCTGTTACACCAGCACCAATCCCAGCACCTGTAGTTGATACGTCAGAAGACCTTCTACGTATGATCACAAACGAAGCTGGTGAACCTAAATATAGTTCTGTTAAGGACGCCTTAGTTGGTTTGAGTAACGCTCAAACACATATACCTAAGGTCGAAGCTGACAACACTGCATTGCGTGATCAACTAACAGCAGCTCAAGTAGAGCTAGATAAGAAGAACGCAGCACTGGAAGCTTTAGATAGGTTCGCTCAAAAGCAGGACACAGGAGATAACTTACCAGTTACCCCCGCAGTCATTGACGAAGGAGCAGTAGCAGACTTAGTAAATCAAGCACTAAGTCAACGAGAGACAGCAACCAAGCAATCAGCTAACCTGAAAGAAGTAACCACTTCCCTACGTGAAAAGTATGGTGATAAGGCAGGCGAAATCTTTTATAGTAAAGCTGGCGAATTAGGTTTGTCTCGTGAAGAAATCAACACACTAGCTTCCTCTTCACCTAAAGCAGCTCTTCAGTTGTTCGGTGTAATTGAAAGCTCCAACGTCAAACCCAACGTTAGCAGCATTAATTCAGATGGATTCATATCCACTCCAACTCCACCCTCAGGGTACATAGCACCTTCCACCAAATCAATTATGGCAGGGGCTACATCTAAAGAGTTGGCAGACGAAATGCGAAGACATAAAGAAGCAGTGTATGCTAAACACGGAATAACAGGATAATTAAATGACTCAACTAACCACTAACACACGAGCCTTTATTGAAGCCGAGCAGTATAGCTCCTTCATCTTAACGAACATGCATGATGGTCTCATGCCTGCCTCGTGGTATCGTGATGTATCAGACTTCGGTACTGGTGAAACTTTAAACATTAAGACTATCGGTTCAGCAACTCTTCAAGACATTAGTGAAGATACTCCTATCGTATATAACCCAATTGAAACTGGCAACGTGCAAATGCAGATCCAGAACTTCAAGGGTGACGGTTGGTCAGTATCAGATACTCTTCGTGAAGATGGTGCACAGATTGAACAGCTTATGGCTGCTCGCTCACAAGAATCTACACGTGCATTCCAAGAAGAGTTTGAAACAAACTTCTTCGCAGTATGTAACTCAGTACAAGCAGATGCGGCAGCAAACCTAGTTAACGGTTTCCCTCACCGTATTGCATCAGCAGCTACAGATGACGTTGTAACATTGAAGCACTTCATTGATATGAAGATTGCATTCGATAAAGCACAAGTCCCTTACGCTGGTCGTGTATGTGCAGTTGACCCAGTTGTCGCAGCTACATTAGATCAACTAGTTACTATCAGCAAGGACGTAACAGCCTTTGGTGAGCAGATACTAAGTTCAGGCTTTGACCGTGATCACCAGTTCTTAATGAACTTGTATGGTTGGAACATCATAACATCAAACCGTTTAGCTAAAGGCGACTTCGGTGATGGTACTGAATCAGTAACTGGCGCAGTAGCTAACGTGTTCATGAATATCTTAGATGATAATACAAAGCCTATCATGGCTGCATTCCGTAGAATGCCTAAGGTTGAAGGTGAACGTAATAAGGACTTAGACAGAGATGAATTCGTAGTACGGAGTCGCTATGGTCTTGGGCCACAACGTGAAGATACGATTGGTATCTTAATCACTTCAGCAACTAACTACTAGGAGATATACTGATGACTAAAGAATTATCAGCCCTACGCGGTGTATCTACCATCTATGGTGGCTACGAAACAGGACGAGCAACAGGTATCATCAAGACATCTGGCGCTTCACATCCATTAGCATTAGACCTTACAGGTGCTGCACTGGGCGATTTAATCCTCCCACCTCAGCATATGCCTGCAGGAGCTACAGTTACTAAAGCTTATATCTTCGTAGAAGAAGCTTTTGACTTAGCTGGCGCTTCAGTTGTAGAGTTTGGTGAAGCTGGTGCAGAGGCTACCAACGGTGTTTCAATTACCGAAGCTAACCTTGAATCAACAGGCTACGTTAACATCACTGCTGCCCTCGCAGGCACATGGGATGAAGGCGGATTAACAGTAGGTTCAGACGCTATCGGTCTTGCATTCAGTGCAGGTTCAGTAGCTGACATCGCTGTTGGTAAAGCTAAGATTGTTGTAGAGTATGACTATCTATAATAACAATAAAATTTAAACAATTTATAGGCGGCCTTTGTGCCGCCTTTTTTGTATGAGGAGCCAGCATGGCTATTGAACATAAGAATATAACCGATGCCGAAAGACATGCGCCTAAGGGTGCATCCACTGCATCAACAGGACAAGTACCTATCTCAGATGGTGCAGGTGATGTGGTATGGGGTGTCTCCCCAATTGACGGAATAGCTTCAGCTCTTGTTGGTGAAGTATATAGAGCTGATGGTGTAGGAGGTGGTGGCTGGTCTGACTTGCTAGCGGATATACAGATAGAGCGTATGATTGATGGTAAGAGTCTCGCTGTTTCTCAAGTCCCAGCAGGATTAGGAGAAGCTAACTCTATTCAAATAGAATTCGGTGCAGCAATAAACACTGGCTCTGATCCCATACAGTTACTTGCTGACGGTACCCTAAGGGTTAACGAAGCAGGTACTTACCGATTAAAACTTACACTTGTCTTCGGAAGAACTGGTGGAGCAGGAGTATCGGAAGTTAGATTCCGTGTTCTTGTTAACGGTACACAAGCAGGTCAGACTATCGGTGCTAAGATCTCCGATTCTGATTCTGATTTAGTCTTTACAGATGAAGCTTGGGTAACCTTTCCGGGTGCTGCTGATGTCACTTATGAAATGATGAGAGACTCTTCTGGTAATGACTCAGGTCAACTGGATCAGCCTGTAGTAACAGCAGGTACTGCACCAGACTGGAACTCTACCACCTGTGCCGCTTTGCGAGCAGAGAGGTGGACATAGATGTTTTTTTAATTAGGAATTTAATATGAAAAGTACACTACTCGATTTAGCACAAGACATCTCCTCCTCTATGGATGGTGATGAGTTTGGTTCTATATCAGATACCTTTGAGTCAGAACAGATTGTAACTATCCTCCGTACAGTGTACCGAGATATAATAAGTAATCGTAACTGGCCTCATCTAAAGAAGGCTATTAACTTAGTACCTTCTATCAGCACTGACTTCCCTACTCACATGACCATAGCAGAGAATGTGAAGGAGCTAGTACTAATAAATTACAACAAGCAGAAGAACGGAACTACCCGACTAGATTACCAACCTGTCACATGGCAGGAGAATGATGAGTTCTTACGTAGACAGAATGCTTTGAACAATGATAACGATACAGTAGATGTCATAGCTGACCCTACAGGTGTACAGTTATTGATTCAGAACAACAAGGCACCAGACTACTACACTTCATTTGATGACAACACTTTAGTATTTGATTCATATGATGAAGAGATAGATAGCACATTAGTTGGAAGTAAGTTCCAAGGTGTTGCTTACCTGATGCCAGATGTATTCTTAGAGACTGACAGTTTTATTGTAGACCTACCAGAGGAAGCCTTCTCTGCATTCTATAATGAAGCTAAGAGCTTAGCCTTCTTAGAACTAAGACAACAAGGTCATGCTAAAGCTGAACAGGTTGCAGGTAAACAGCAACGATGGTTAGCTAGAAAAGCATGGAGAGTTAATGGCGGCATACAGTATCCTGACTACGGAAGAAGATCAGTGAAGGGTAGACGTGCAATTAAAAGATCAAGGGATTTTAATAATGGAACATAATGGATTCAAGATACTATCACACCCAAAGTTTGCTACTAAAGTTATCCAAATGATAGGTAAGGGCGCTCTTCCCAAGTTACTCCAAGGGTCGTTCTCAGATGACCGTAGAGCTACACAAGCTATCGACGCTTATAAGAGTAAGAAGGGGGCTTCAAATGCCAAGACAAATAGCACAACTGGAAGTAAATAACTTTACCAGAGGTTTAGTAACAGAGGCTGGCCCTCTCACCTTCCCTGATAATGCTTCATTGTTTGAAAAGAACTTTGAACTTAATAGGGATGGTAGTAGGTCTAGACGATTAGGCATGGACTACGAGAGTGGTCATGCTATCCAGAACATTGCAGTTACTCCCCCAGCTAGTGGGGATGTGATCTTCCAGACTTTTGTGTGGGAGAATGTAGCTGGTAATCCAGACCAAGAGTTCCTTGTAGTACAGATAGGAAACCTTCTACGTGTCTTTGACAACACTCAAGAGACTACTAGTAACTTCCCTATCTCCCACTTCGATGGCACGAGTACAGTCGATGTAATAGACGTAGGTAGCATAGCTGCTAACACACGTTTCGGTATCAGTGCTGTTGATGGTAAACTAGTTATTGCTACAGGGCAGAAGAGTATAACTGTAGTGACATATGACGGAACCA